GAGAAATAAAAATGCCTAAATACGTCTGTAGTGAACTCTCCAATGCGGACGTAAACGGCATACAGCATTGTATGGTGTGGACAGAATATGTAAATAGTCTGGACATGCTCGCAATAACTAAAGCTGATGCAGACTTAATAAGCACTGCGCTATTAATCGTCATCTTTAGTGCTTGGACGTTTAGACAGATACACAACGTAATCTTGCGACGTCGTTATTAAAAGGAAAAGTGTATGAAATACATGAACGTTGTTAAGAAGTTTGGTGCTGGTGCTGGTGCTGCTGTTGGTACAACAATGGCAATGGCTGCTCCTGATACTGCTGAAATCACCGCTGCCATCAAAGGTGTTGAAACCACTATTGATGCCACTGGTGGTGCGATGATTACCGTGTTTGTTGGTTTGATGGTGTTCGCTATCATCATTGGTATGATTGCTCGTAAGGGTAAGTAATTACCCGTTTATCTGTTGTCTTGAATATAGGTAGTTAATTATGGATACCCCAAGTTTGCTTAATTGGCTGCCTATTTTCGCTATTCTTATCGCCGTTTGGATACTTGTCAAATAACAAAACAAAGGATTTTATCATGCTCATTAGAAGATTCTTTGCTTTTGTCATCTCCGCTTTTTTAATCTTTTATCCTGCTTATGCCTATGCTACTACCTCCGTCGGCGGTTGGACTGCTACCGATAGCTTGATTGCTGGTGCTAATACCACGATTAACGCTGCTAAAACTGCTGGCGGTAAAGTCTTAAAATCCTCTGTTACTGTTGCTGCTAGTGCTTCAAAAGTCGGTCAACATCTTATCAAAGGTGGTGGACAAGTTGCCCTTGCTTATGCTGTTGTTGAGTTGCTCGGTGAGGGTGTTGACTGGGTTTTAGACCCTGCTAATAATGCTATTAAGTATACAGCGGTAGCTGGTGAAGCTGGCGGTTTTGTTTATCCTTTCCGTGGTACTAATTACACAAGTCATGAAGCTGCGTGTAGAGCGATGATTGCTCGTGATGCTGAGCTTTACGGCACATCGTATACTTATAAATCGTCTACTGGTGGTGCTTATCCTACTTGTCAGTCAAGCGGTCCGTCATTTGGGATAAAATCTGCCAAAGCTCCTGTTGAGACGGAAGAAAAATACCTCCCCATTGAAACCGTTGCTGCAAAAGTCATTTCTAATGCTGAAGCTGGTCACGCTCCAAGTCAAGAAGCTGTAAAGGCGACTGCGCTGGAAGGGTTTGCTGCTGGTGAACATGATGCTGCGCTCGATGCTGCTGCTGTACCTGATACGGGTGTTGAAAATCCGCCTGACACAGAAAATCCGCCTTTAGACCCTACTGCACCTGCCGAGCCGTTTGACCCATCTTCTATTATTGCTGCGATTAATTCATTAAAGGCTATGCTTGCTGGTATCTTGTCGTCTATGACTGGTTTCTTTGATTGGTTTCAAGCTCCTTTTACGCCTCCTGAAGAAGAAAAAGAAGAAGTCGGTTTCGCCACTACCAATGACATCGGTCTTGATAGTGTCGATAGGTTTGAACAGCGCGTTGATTTTAGGGGTCAGTGTCCTGCTAATGACTTCTCGGTTTCTATTCTTGGTGTCACGTATTCAAAGCCCATTCCATACCATTATTTTTGCGGTTTTCTTGAACAAATAGCCCCTTGGTTGCTTGCCATGTGTTACCTCGGTACTGCTTATTTTGTCGTGGAGAATGTCTAATGCCTGCCATGCTCTTAGCGGTTATCGGTTTTGTTGTTTCAGGTTTGGTGTGGCGTTTGCTTGCCTCGATAGGTTTTGGTCTTGCGACTGCTGCCTTTGTTAATAATGTCATTGATGACTATGTTAATCGCGCTCTTAATCTAATGAATGGGTCTATGTCTGCTGATGTCGCTGCCTTGCTTGGTATTGTCGGGGCTGATGACTGTCTGTCGGTCATTATGGGTGGTTTGTCGTTTGTCGCTGTCTACAAGTCTTTAAAGCTCATATTCGTAAGGAATTAACATGCCTATCATGCTAATTAACGGCTCTAACGGTCATGGTAAAGGTCAATTTGCCATTAAGATGATTTTGGATTACCAAAAAGAAAACGATGCGTTAGAGAAAAAAGGGCAGCCACGCAGACCTATTTTTGCCAATATTCACGGTATTAATGAAGTAGGGGTGACGCCTCTAAAAGACGTCAGTCCTATTCCCTCCGATAAGGTATTCTTTGGTAAACAAGATGACCCTGATAGCCCACCGCCTGAAGGGTATTTCTTACCTCCTATTGGTTCTATTTTCTTTTATGATGAATGTCAAAAGATTGATTGGGCGAAAAAAGCCACTGGCGCATTGAGTAATGATATTCGCGTTACGTCACTCGAAGAACATAGACACGCTGGTCTTGATATTATTTTTTTAACCCAATCAACGAATTACATTCACAGTCATATTTTTGGTTTGGTGTCACCGCATTTTTACGTTGAAAGACCGCTTGGTCTTGAAACGACAAACGTCTTTCGGTTTAATAAAGCTCAAAAGTCGCCCGAATCGACTAGCACACGTTCTAAAGCCGACGATCAGTTTATGATTGCGCTTGGTAAAAAGTACGGTCAGTATTACAAAAGTAGTGCTCAGCACAACATGAAAAAGGTTATACCTTTTAAGCTTAAAGTCCTTGTCGGTGTTTTGGCGCTTTGCATCATTTATACCTTGTTTAATTATAGTAAGACCAAACATGCCAAAGGTGAGGAGGTTCAATCTGTCGAACAGATAGTTGAAGCTACACAGCCGTCATTAACCGAGCAAGTAGCCTTAGACGCTGTTAAGACGGCTAATGCTGCCAAGACTGCCAATGAAGAGCTACAAGCTCGCATACAGCAGTTAGAGCAAGAATTGTATGCCCAAAGATTGCCACCTGACTATCAAGCAACGAGGGATAATCCATCGTTACGTGTAGCTGGTGCAATGGCTGTAGGTGATAGATGCCAAGCATATAACACTTATGGTGAAATGTTGACGTTACCGCTTGAAGAATGTCGTGTGTATCTGACAGATGCAGGTCGTATTCAAAAGACTGGCGTTGGTAACAGCGCTCCAATGCCAGTACAACAAGTTACCAGTCCTGTTAATCAGCCGATGGTAAATCCTGTTATCAATCCTATATCGTGATTCTTTTTCCCCAGTTAACTTCTTTTTGTTTAGTGTAGTCTTAGTTTTCTATGCTCGGCGGGTAGCGAGCGATAACATCTTTTCGTTATCGGTTGCGTTTCCGCATTGTATGCGCCTGACGCTGCCGTGAGAGCCTTTAAAATCTTTTTGGTACAAACCACTGGTTAAACTTCGCATAATGTACCAGACGTTATGACAAGAAGCCCTAATGCGATAATCTGACCGCATTAGGGCTTTTTGCCGTTAGGCGTGAGTCATAATGTCCATTATGCGAATTTTCACCGCGGAGCATGGGCGCGTGCCGTTCAGGTCATCGTCGTCCCATGCGGAGCGCTTAAGTCCACATTATTTAATGGTGGACTCTTGACGCAAATTTGCGTTTAATCTATTTCAATCGACTGATTTTCTTCCGTGATATGACCTTTTATTCTTTGATTAATGAGCTTTGTACTGTTTTCTTCTCTCTGACACTGCGTTTGTTGCACCTTCATATATTGTTAATAGTGTTTCTTGTTCTTCTTCTTCCAACTCTTTGAATTTATTAAAGAATGTTTGTACTCTTCCTTTTTTTTCACCGTATAAGAATTCATCTACACTTATTTCTATCCCTTCACATAATTTAGCAATTGTTTTTATCGTTGGGTTCGTTGTTGTTCCGTTTTCTAGGTCGTGTATTGTTGATTTTGACATTCCAGTCTTTTTTGCTATTTCTGCTACTTCTAAATTCTTACTTTCCATTGTTCTTTTCATGCATTCAGATATATTCAACATTGCCGTACTCCGTAATTTTATCGCCCTAATTTACCCTTAACCGTTTTTTATTGCTTGACAATTACGGAGTTCCGTTATATTGTCTTTTTGTAAACATTACGGTGTTCCGTAACAACAATCACACTAGGGAGTGATAAAAGATGACTGATTTTCCGAAATGCCCAGCCGATTTAAAAAAAGATACTCGTTATTGTGCTTATTGTCCTTACGATGACCAATGTGCTACTCAAATAGTTTTAGATTGTACTGTCTGCAAGATTACACGTAATTGTTATGACGATGCTCTTAATGAAATTTCTTTATTAAAAAACTCTTGCCCTGCTCCTGTTCTTGTCCCTAGCTCGGATAAGAGTGGGGCACCCTATAATCCTCGTCATATGCTTTTAAGTGAAACTGTAACAGGTGGTTTATCGATAACTGGTGATTTTCTTCTTTCTGATTTGGATGATTTACTCAAGTGATTGACCTATTAGAGATTTCTATCCAGTTTGATTCATCGCTCGTTGATACGATTGATGAACGTCATGCCTTTGTAGGTGTTGACCTTAAGGAAATGGAAATCCCTTTAGGCGCTAAAGATGTGCATTTTCGTGATGATGGTAGCACTGCTGCTTCTGCACTTTACCACCCTTATGAGTCACTACCGACCAGTTTTACAGGTTTAGCGTTAAAGGTGAATTTTGATGGTTATTTCTTTCCTCATGTCACGATAAAGGGTAGCCCTGCTAAGATTTTGCAAGGTCATAATGTCTTTGGTACTGATGATTTACTGTTATGCGCTACTGAAATGTTGTACTGGTTACAGGACAAGTATCCTGAGCTGTACGGTATGTTGGCTATCAATACTGCCGAAGTTCGTAAGATGGACGTTACTTATTCTTCCATTGTTGGTAGTCCTAAATTGGTTAGGCTTGCTATTGATTATATGTCACGTATTAGCAATGGCCAGACCAAGCCCACCAAGTCAAAGAAGTTTGAAACAACGATGTACTGGGGTGGCGCTAACAGTCGTTTGATACGTCTTAAATGCTATTCGAAGTTTGATGAATACATGGTTCAGTTAGAGAATTTTAAGAAAGAAGCGCAAAAGGGCTTAGATCCTCGTGCTATCAAGATAATGAATGTAATGAGTGATGAACGCTTAATAGATAGAGCTAGAACAAGCCTACGCTGGGAAGCTACGTTTATGAAACGGTGGTTAGAACGGAACGATATTCCTGTGAATTTATGGAAATTAATCGATTACCAAAAAGAAAACCCTGATTTCTTGCAACGTATCTGGTCAAAAGGTTTTGAAAAAATATTTGAAGCAATGAAGGGGTTAGACATGACACTAGTCAATGAAGATAGGGTGCTTGATAAGTTAAAGGCTGAATTTGGTAAGCCGTTGGCATCTGGTCGAATGAGTTACCGCAAGGCTATTAATCTTTATAGCTTTTATACCCAGTTGAAGGTTATCGGTGTTGATGAAATGAAAGCCCAGCGTTTATATAGTCCTAGTCAGCTTAATCGTTTATTTGCTGATTTGATAACCGCAGGTTTTACCAAGTCTTTTCTTCAAAACATACACGCTGCTAGTGACTCTAAAACTATCTCCTTTGTTAATTTGATAAATATTGATTTTTCAAAACAGCTGCCCGACTGGTATGTCGAGCCGTTATCCACTCCCCAAAAACTGCGCTTAGTCGCTTAAGGATTTTATATGTCTATTTCAATTCGCACCGCTAGTATGACCATCACTCCAAACGTTAATGAAGCGTCTAATGGTCGCACTTATTTTTCCACCGATGTTATGGAGCCTGTGAATTATAACGTTGAGTTTAGTCCTGAGGGTGGTAATAACCCTAAGCACTTAGAAACTGCTTTTAAAAAGGCTCACGAAGACGGTGAAGCCGTTGATATTACGTTCAGTCAGAAGAAAGGGCGTTTCGGTACTTCTTTCGTTGTTTACGATGTGAAGCCTGTTAAGCCTTTGATTAATCAACCTAAACCATGAATGAGTACATAACAGAAGCGGAAGCGCTTCAAGCGATTCAGGCTTTAATGCCTATCTTTCTCTTTTGTTTCTTCATGTCCTGCATGATGTTTTTATCGCTTTGTTACAAGGTTATTAATTTTATTTATTGGTTCAATGAGAGAAGGGCGTTTAAGAAATCTCGCCTTAATTACCCCGATAATTTA